AACATTCGTGCGAGACCTTTACTTGCTGCAAGCGTGAACTCTGCAACATCTCGCAGACTGTCTGCAATCTGCTCCTTATTGGCTGCTATGAATTGCTCGAACGCAGGTAAGATTTCAGATTGCACGACTCTTGCCAACTCTTCAAGAACCGGCAGTAATGCAAACCCAAGTGCCTCTAGCGCCTCGTCAAAAGAAATGCGCAGGGCTGTCATACGGCCCTCAAAGGTTGCAGCCCTCGCTGTCGCAGCCCCACTAAAGGTTGCACTCAGTTGTTTTAATGCAGCATTAAGGTCTTTGCTCTTGCGAATGTCGGCAGAAAGTGGCACTCCTAACCTAGTGAGAGCGCCTATGTTGCCGCCAACTGCTCTGGCAAGAGCTAACGAAACACTTTGCAAATCTTTCTGAGTGCCTGCTGCAATATCAAGCGCAAGATTTTGTAGTGATTGTGCCTGCGTGACATCATTCGTGGCGCGCAACAAAATTGCAAGGCTTGGTCGCAACTCATCATCTGTTACTGCGACAGCTCTTTGTTGCGCTGAGATATATTCCTCGACCGAGGCTATTGCCTCATCGTTGGCCCCTGTTGTGGCCTGTAAAGCCTGCGCAAGAAGTGCCTGTGACTTTTGATCTGCGATAGCTGCTTGAACGCCATCCTTGCCTAGCTTTACTGCAAGCGCTCCTGCTGCTAAAGCTGCGACTCCGAACGCCTTGGCTATCTTCTTTCCAGCATTTGCAAAATTCTTTTCTAGTCTATTCAGGTCTTTGAGAGCTTGCTTCGAGCCTTTGTCGTTGTAGACAGTAACAATGCGTTCAAGAATCGCCATTTGTTATGCCTCTCTTTGCTTCAAGACTTTATCCATGCGTGCCTGTGCTTTCTTTTCAGCATCCTTTATAGCCTCGAAGATAGCACGCTGCGCATTCTTCTTGTTGTTATCGGTTGCCTTGATTAAGGCTCTGCCCTTGTCGTTGCCACGATTTTGTGCTGTTGGCAACACTCCGTAATATCTTTCAACTGCCTGAATGAAATCTTTTGAAGCTGTTGGGTTTGTAGATTGTGAGGCACGAGTGCGAGAGCGACTTGCTTTACTGCCACGACCTGCGGTTTCAAAGATGGCTCCGGCTGCATCTCTTTGGATTACTCCGTAAGCATTTCTGAAACCTCTAGCGCTTGATTTTGAGGTTGCAGATGTTGTCTTGATGCCCGCCTTGGCCTTAGCTGCATCATAAGGAACGAAACTGCCACGACTTTTGCCCTGCGGTAACGGCCCAATCAAACCTGCGTTCTTGTTCTGTCTCGCCCAACCCGAAGGGTGTATGTCAAAGGGAATTTCTGCGCGTGCCTCATTGACGATTCTACTCAAAACTCCACGAATCTCCTTATCTAAGTCTTTTTTTAGATCAGGCGCAAAGCGTTCAATGGCTGAAACAGTTTCAGAAAGACCTTGAATTTCTACTGTGTAATTAGGTGAAATCATTTCTTACGCGACCTCGCACGCTCCTTGAGATAGATAAAGATTGCCTCTAGGACACCATCAGGGGCATCGAGTAGAGCATTCGGTGAAATTCCTGACTCCACAGAGAGAGCTGCTATTTGATAGGTCAGGCTGTCTCTGTGGATTCGGAAGAAGGGTCTGTCACCAAAGTGACTTCCTCAAGGGTGTCAAGAAAGTCAGGGCCGAAGGGCTTAACAACCTTGCCCCCGTGTTTCATCGCAGACCAGGCAAGAAAATAGATGTGTTCTAGTTTCTGCTCTTCTGCAATCAATTTAGCCAAGCCCTTTTGATATTTCTGCTCGAACTCGACGATCACTCTTGGTCGGAGTGCATAGGTTGAGTCCATGCCATCCGTCGTTCTAACACGAACTTTTAGTCCATCCATTTATTTCCCCCTAGTTATTAGCTTGTTGCTTTTGTTATGTCGCCCGAAATAGGCCATGTCACAGTCGCAGTCAATAGATTGCCGACAGAACCTCCGATGGGGTTCCACTCTGCAACAACCGCGCTGAAAGTGTATTTGGGATTGCTTGTGCTTACTGCTGTGTTGACTGGTCTAATCTCGCAAGTGACTGCTGTGCCAAGAAGCGGATAAATCGTTGACTCAACCGAGCCTGATGCAAAGTCTTGATGAAACTCAAAACTTACAGAATTATCCGCAAGGGAAGCGACCCTGCGCCTTGATGTGTCTCCAAAGACAGTCGTTTCAATAAGCTCAAAAGTCGTGTTTAGAGAAACGCTTGCAATGTGATCGGAGAGGTCAACAGCACCGATCGCAACATAGGCATTATTTAAGACCAGTCTTGCCATATTAGCTTGTGGCTTTTGTAATCGCTCCGCTTACAGGCCAAGTCACACTTGCACTTGCTAATTCACCGACGGCTGCATTTAGTGGAGTCCATTCCGCAACAAGACATGTCATGCTGTAAAGAGGATTGGTCGTGCTTGTTGCAGCATTGACAGGCTTGACGGTGACAGCCGTAGTTGTGCCAATCAACGGATAGATTGTCTGCTCGACCTCATTTGTGGCGTAGTCTTGGTGGAACTCAAGGCTAATTGAGTTGTCAGTTAAGCCTGCAACGCGAGTGCGAGTGCCGGTAGTTGAGAATGCTGTTGTCTCAATAGAGTCAACAGTTGAATTGAGAGTGATTGATGCCACCATGTCACTTAGGTCAACTCCATTGACTGTGACTAGGGCATTTGTTAAAACGAGTCGTGCCATTATTTATCGGCTCCTTCTGATAGTGCTGATTTGATTGTTGTTTGCGTTGCTTGGATGTGACCGCCTGCGACAAGAATTTCAACGCTTGCGCCTGCATCTTCTATCTCTTTCAAAGTGATTGTGTCACCTTGTTTTTTTCCACAGACCGAACGGCCTGAGATGACTTTGTAAGCCATAAGGGTTTCTCCTATCCCCAAATCGTAAGTCTGTATCTGTATGAGAGGAATGTGACACCTTGCGAATCGTAGGTTCCAGCCTCGGCTCCTGTGACTCTCAGCGTGTTGACTGCTCCCGACAAAGTGCGATCACTTTCAAGCGCCGCTTTGATAGAACTCGCGCCCGACCCTGCAAGGTAGGCATCGAGTTTGTCTTGTCCAGCGCGCTCCGAGAAGCGTTGCACAATCACAAGCACATCAACTTGCGCTTGGTCAAGACCGCGAGCGTTGTCAATGTCGAATGTGAAATCTAGTTGTCCGACGACTGCGGCAGGTGGCACGACAGTATCGGGAATCAAATCGTAGGCACGAAGCCCTGAGATTGTCTGTAAAGCTGTTTTTAGCCCATCTCTGACGGTGCTTGGATTCATACTGCAAGCCCGTTATTTCTTTTCATAGGTCGCAGAAAAGCCTCAACATCAGGATCAAGGCGTGATGAAAGACGAACTGTTCCAAGTTCAGGTGTGCCAGCGATTCCAAAGGGCGATTGTTTTCGCACGAAGATTCTTGAGCTTTGGATGATGCAGGCTTGATTGACTTCTGCTGGCACAGAGGGCCAACCCCAAACGCCTTTCACTCGACAGGCTTGAGGTAGATAGTAAGGCCAAACATAACGACCAACAGCAAGCAGGCGGGTGTAAGGCCAGCTCCGTATGGTGTTGTTGACAGGCTCTACAAGATAATCAGAGGTCGCCCAAACAGTCGTGTATGTTTGATCTGCGTTGTCATCCGTGGCAATCTCCGTGATGACTGTGAAGTCATCTACTGCCAAGCTCCAAGGGTCAAGCGGCGTGTAGTAGCGCGTGACAGGACTGCCTGCGCTTCCATTAGCAAAGAAGAATCTTCCTGTGAAGTCATCAATCATCCTGCTTGTCGAGGTTATTGAAAGCTCCAACATCGTGTCATCAGAGGTGTCAGTTATCGCTAGAGATGACTTTAGTTCCGCGAGTGTCGCGTATCCGTTGGTGATTGCCACTAGATTTCCTCTTCTTCGTTTTTGTTTGCATTGCTCTTTCTAAGATAGGCAGAGCAGTTGCCGTTTCTTTCTTTTTTAATCGCGCCATAAGTCGTGATGCACTTCCTTCATCCAAAATGACTTGTGATGTGGCAGAACGACTCTTGTGTTGACATAGATAGAAAAGCCAAGCGATCTAATTCTGCGCGAGAAGAGCAGGTCTTCTCCAATCCATTGACCGGCGATTGGGCCATCCCAAAACCAACACCAGTCTTTGCCCTGATTTGGGTCTGCTGCCTCTCGCATCGCCTCAAGCACCCTGCGATGAATTAGCAGGCAACCTGTGCCTGCTGCATCTATCTCAAAGATTGAGTTCTTGTCATATTTGTAAAGCGGAAGAAAGCCATCGGGCGAGTCTTGGAATATCGCAGGCACAGGCTTTGGATAAGGCTTGCCAACAACCCCGAATCCTGCGAAGACTAGACCGGCGACGACAGGTCGGTCTTTATCGTGTGCCGTTTCGCAGAGCAAATCAAAATTCAAGACATCTAGCTCTTCGTCAGAATCAAGCAAGAGAAGCCAATCAGAATCAGTCATCTCTAAGAATTGCTTGACAACACGATTGCGTTGCTTGGAGAGTAATCCTGATCCCTTTACTCTGACGAAGGGGCCAAGCCTTGTTGTGCGTGCTGATGCTAACTGAATCAAGTGATAAGCGAAGTTTCCATTTACCATTCCAGGGTCGCATGAGCCGATTGAGACTTTGTGACCTGATTTCATTGATTCCCCCGAATCATTTAGAAGTGTAAGAGCGCTCAAGTCGGGGGGCCTCAAACGCTCTTACACAATTTATTTTTTCCTAGTAAAAACTAGAAGGTTGATGCAACTAACTTAGAATGATGGGGTAGTTAAACCAGTTCCCGACACAATCGAGTTAGCAAGTGGGAGTCTTCCAGCCGTGAAACAAGCGAACCCATATACGA